GGATCCTGCGGATTTTGCAGCTCTTGCTTCTGAACATTTTCGGCATTGGGTGCTGGGTTATTAACAGGGTTTCCTTCGGATACCGTAGCTGCGGGAGAAGTGGCACGGAATAGTTTGTTATCATCCATGTATTGTCCCATTTGCTGATATGCTTGGAAATCTGATAAACCAGTCAACTTACCTAATCTCTGCTCGTAAGCAACTGCTTGGGCAACTTGATAGTAGATCCCGGATTCCATATGTGCATTGATGGTCCGGATAATTTCAGGGTTCTGTGAAATTATCTGCCTACTAGCATCGTCCCATACTGTCCCCAGAAGATTCAGTGTTTCCGCATATTTTGGACTATCGCTCATGCTTGCAAGAACATCATCCAAAATAAGTTCTGTGTCACTAACCGTCCGCTTTTCAGGTGCATATGTGCTTTCAGAATCCATATCAATTTCCATAGGATCGAGCTTGCTATCTTGTAACAGCTGCTTGATTGCCTCTGGATTCTTCTGGCTCAAATCAATTAAATAATTAATCTTGGTCTCATCAAGTAACTCATTTTTCTCAAGCAACTTGAGAACCTTCAAAGAAGGTTTCAACCCTTTCATCTTGCTATGATAATTGGCTCCCATTTGCATTAACTGAATAATATCTTCAGCTGACTTCATGCTCATTGGTTTGCCATTGGCTTTAAACTCTGCCATGACCTGCTTACCAATTTCTTCGTAATTAGGTCCTTCTACCTTTTGGGCAGGATCGTCGCTGGGAGTTTCGGCTGATGGTAATTCTCCTTGGTCTCCTTCACCATCAATTGTACCCGTGTCCTGTGCCTCTTCCACAACAGGATCTGTGCTTCCATCCTCTGAGGTGTCGTCCTCAGATCCTCCATCAGCGTCTGTATCGGATGTGTCTTCGGATACATCGCTTCCTTCGGTCCCATGTTCCTCTTCACTGGGGTTGCCATCAAATTTATCTCCTTGAGCAAGAAACTCGCTATCAGGGATATCGAATACACTTACCTCTTCAGTAGCTGGTGCTTCTTCCGCTACAGGGGCATCTTCTGTAATGACATCACTCATACGGCTCTACTCTCAGTAAGAATTTCCTCTTGGGTTTCATCAATAGTAATTAAATCTGCTTTTGCTGTATTGCCCAGAGTTTTGATCATCCGAAATTTCTCTGATAAACCACTAATAGCAATCAGCTGACGTTCAATTGAATTTTTAGTAGCTTCAACTTGAGCTCCCGGAGTTCCTTGCAAATGGACTAAACGAATAGCCTCTTTCTCAAGAAACCAATCCAAAATGATTGCTTTGAAATCTGCGTTGTTTTCCAAGCGGGCAAGTGCTTCACTCCGCTCAAGAAACTCTTTTAATTGCTTCCGTTCAAATTCCAATTTACGCAAGTCTTCTGCTGCTTCTTCCATAATGTTTCTCCTCTTTGTGTCCTCGCATCAGCTTAACGATGTCGAGCTACGATGGGTTAAAAGATAGGGATCCAACTATTTGGACTTGCCCTCGGTTTCGCCGCCTGAATTGATCAGGCTATCGACTGCTTTCTCTTGAATCCGTGCTTGAGACTCAGCAGAAATTCGTTGCTTGTCTTTATCAACTGCTCGTAAATGATCCTTACCACTTTCCTTATCAAGATATTCCAGATCCTTAATATCTGCTTCAGAATTGGATTTTTTCGCATTGCCAGTAACCTCAGCAACTTTTGCTTGATTGAGTTGACCTTGAGTCTGATCTCTCATACTCCTGCCACCAGCAGCTGCAGCATCAGCATTATGTTTATTCGCCAAAGCCAATTCCTTCTGAATCTGAGCGTCAAGTAATTCCATTTCTTTCTGGGCTTTCGCTTGCTCAAGTGGGCTTGGCTGTGGTTGATAATCTTCGATGCGTTTAGCAAAATCTGGCATCTTACGCAAACGAGCAATATCTGCAAGAATCATTTTACCTAATTCAGGATCCATATTCGGACCACCAGTCTGATACATGAATGCCAGCTCTTGAGCTTTCTTTGCATCCTCTTCGGCGGTCGATATCGACAATGCAATATCAAATTCTCCAGCAAGGTCATCTCGACGAATTTCAACAAATTCTCCATCAGTGATTCTGATCACTTCTTCTTCAGATAAAAACTCTGAATTCATTGAGACAATTTTTCTACCAACGTCAATAATACAGTCAGCCAATCTACGAAGGATTCCCAACTCACGCTTAGATGCAGCATCAAGAGCTCCTCTCACGCTTGCTGCCGTATCTCCCAGACCTTTACCACTGATTCCAGAAGCAAATGCTTTCACTCCAGTAAGGCTCTCAGCTTCCATGTTCTGTAGATTAATCAAATTGTAAGCTGATTGAGGAACCTCGGGAAAGGTATGCTGGAAGATCGCTTGACGAGGATCAGAGTTTGCATTGTATTCGTAATCCTGTCCATTTTTAAAACGGCGTTTGTTTGTCACATCCAGGAAACCTTTTTTGGTCCCGGTTTGTGAATTTGCAGATTTTGCAAACAGATCGATTATTCCCCGTGTGACAGCCCCTATGATAGCTTGATTGTCCTCAAGAAGAGCAGCATCAGGCTCACCAAATAAAGAGTCCCTTACGGGCATGTACACAGCTTTACTGAATGGAGGACGACGATCAGGAAAGGGATTTTCTTCTAACCTGATCATCGTATTTCCCACCCAGGAACAAACAATCTGCTGAGGCAATCCATCACCGTGAATATCCCAATCTCCCCAGTAGGTGAATACGACAAATTGCTTTCTTACGTCGTCCTTAAAAGTGAATGTTTCTACATCACCTTCTTCGGTATAATCGGGATCATCGGCAGGATTGATAACAGCCTTAATTTGGATCTTTTCAATATTTTTGTATTTACCATCAAGCTTCAATGATCCTTTTGAAGCCTTGAATTTTTCCCCAACAAAACTAGCAATTGAAATATCCCCATTACAAGAAGGATCAATAATAATATTTTCGTTATGAGGAACCTCAAGAATAGGATGATTCTTGGTTTCAACGATCTTCGTGGCTTCAACCATATTTCCTGTTGGTTTTACAAAAAACGCTTCACCAGTTTGCCTGAACATATCCAGAGCATGATCTAAACCAGGAGTGCTAATATCTCCATATTGATCTGCAGATTGTTGCCGCATTTGCAACAGTTGCATATATTTTTGAGCCAGCTCAGGAGAATCACTCAACAGGTATTGGTATTCTGGTACCGAAGTAGTGATCTTCTCAGAATGAGTAATCCATCCAGTCTTAACAATAACAGTTCCGACATCGACAGCTTCATGCACGAAGTCATCAATGAATTTTACTTTTTTGAGTTTATTATTGAATTGGTAATTCAGGACTTGTTGATTTTGTAAAGCTCGATTTCGATCACCAGCAGTGACTGGCTTGACATTGAATAAATCAGGAGTACTCAAGAATGGATCTGCTAAAGAAGAATATCTCCATTCATTTTGTTTCCGAATAACTTTTGGTGCTACGTTTGATCTACCGGGAATAGCTGTTCTCTCGACAGCTCGATTCTCTAACCACTTTTCAACATCAAGGCGATGCCCCTCCTGATCGAGTTCGGCATCATCAATGTTTTGTTTTAAATCACTTATCGTTGGAGGGTTTTCCCAATCAACAAAATCTGCTGCTTGACCAGCAACTACTTCGTCTTCATCATCAAGAGAAAATCCGGCTGTTGGATCATCTTGATCACGTACAACTACAGCAGCTTTTATCATAATTTAGTCCTTTGCGATCCATGTAGCAAAAACATTACTTGAAAGTTTAGCTCCGGTCCCACTCTCAATTACTGAATCAACAACGATCGATCCATTGACAAGCATATTTGCATATGGTGCAGTTCTTAATAATAGTTTTCCTCTGAGCTTATAAGTATGACTTGTTTGCCCAAAGGTAAATACTTTATCAATAACTTTATCAACACCAACAGTATCTGTACTAGAAAAATACATGAATAAAGTATCAATGTCCACCCATTCAGTATTATCTACATTTATCTGTAATGTTATTTGTCCTGCACTTCCAGCAGGACCACTATTCGCAATATTTATTTTTCCTTTAATTCTAAGCATAGCACTTGCAGCAGCGGTTGTTTGTTCTACTGATTCATCCGTATATACAACAGTTCCTTCCGGAGGATTTGCTGTTACTTCCGGAGGAGTGAAATTCATAGCATTATCTGTAATAGTGCCAAGATCATATAAGCCAGTAAACAAAGTAAATTTATATTCATTCGCATTCGCAGTTGCAAAGATCCCACTATGCCCACAAATGATCTCCTGCTCAGGGCCTCCTGTCGATACATATGAAGAACCATAAGCAAAAGTTACATCAACGTATGGCTTACCTCCAGTCCAGAGAAAATCCAGAACAATCTCTTCAGCATCTGTCCCGATCCCTTCTTGATATATCCCGGCGATCTCTCCACTGATGATATTAAATATATCACTAATATCCTGAGTATTTTTATCGATGATACTTTTATACCCATTGAAATCACTATGTAACAATTCGATAGCATCAGTATTCGCTCCAATACGATCAGATAATCCATCAAGAATAAAATGAACTTCTCTAATAGAATTCTCATTGTCTGTAATACTGGATGCGTTGTTAGATATTCGAGATGAGTTAGATGCTATAGTCGATTCAAGCCGTACAATACTATCTTCATTTCTTGTTACAATAGGGGCGAGAACAGAAATGTCATAAGTATTTCTTGATATTGAATCTTGTAAGTTTGTTATATTTTGAGCATTCGTAAATATAGCATTAATATTTCTTTGAACTAGATCTTCTAAAATAGCAATAGCATCTGCGTTATCTGCAATTCCTATAGAGTTCGTAGCAACTGCTGCTTTTAAATCTTCAATAACTTGCGCCTGTACTTCAAGGGCAAGCGTATTCTTCTTTGTAATTTCATCCAATTCAATAATTAATAAATCTAATTCTTCAATATCACGAATGATCTTTAAGATTTTCATATTATATTCGATCGTCAATTGCTGTTCATCGATCGCATGATTCAAATATGACAGAATGAGCTCTGTGCTCAATTCACATTCACCTGTGGTTCCTCCTATCCCTATTCCATATTCAATAGGAAAAATAATAGCCTGCTCTTCTGGCGAGATTGTCGTTTGGATTTCTCCAGTGAATATCTTGCTGGGAAGTGGTTGTTGCCCGGGAACAGAATTGGCTGTTGTAGGTTGCTCCTCAGAAGAAACCCCTAAAACATTAATTTCAATCTGATCGAATGAAACAAGATTCACAGCCTCTTTAACAAAGCCTGCATAATGAGCAATTCTTGATTCTTCTAATATCGTAGGATTATCCAATAATGGGCTATTCATAAATATCCCCGATCATGGTGATACTTCCCTGAGCCAATAAAATAGCAGTCTTCTCAGGAACTCCCCTCACCATCAAGCCCAAAAGATTCAATTCATAATGAGCTGCTGTAAAATCAAATCTTTTGGTCAAATTATTCGGGATATGGATTCCCAGATAATATTCAGAGGACTCATCATATGAATCCTCTTGTAATATCGCTGAAAACCTTCCTGTTAAACCGATCTGATTCTTATCTGTTGTCTGTTCACCAAATCTTCCAGGAATCGAAGTAAATACCTCAATCAGATCTCGAGAAATTATTTTGAATTGCTGCCCATTCAGTATAAATCGACAATCTGACAGCAGTATTCTCTAAACTGAGCAATTCATACCACTCCAATTGCTCCCCATTTGCTTCAAATTTAGAGCTATTTTGCATAATAATCGTCGATATATGGTCACATCCACGGCATATTACTAAATCTCTATGAAATATTGTATTCTCGCTCATTCTGGGCCTGTTTAAGGGACTTTTATCAAAAAGGTATACTGAGGTACCTATTTTGAATAAATGTCCAAAATAGAGGTATATACGCTATCGTAATACCATCTTTCCATAGGATGCTAGATGCCTGAAGCCAAATGTCGTAATATTTAGGTATTCTCCAACCCGATTACCAAGATGCTCAAAGATGATTCTATAATCATACTCTCCATTAGCCAATAATCCAGTCTCTTTTGCCGATAAAAGGATCGGGACCATAAATCCATTTGGATCATCTGAAATAATTGGAGAAAAGTACTTGCGTAAAACTAATTTTCTGGCTTTTGCCAGATTATCTGATGCAAGTGAAATACTCAATTCGATACGATCATATTCGAGCATAATCGGAATCGTATCATAGACCATTTGCTTTTCATCTTTAGCCATTTGGATTAATTCCCCAACGCTCCTAAAATTATTCATATAAGAATCATATGAGATCCCAGGAAAAGCAGGAAAGCTATATTCCAGTGAAATATCCTTTTTAAACGTAGTTCCTCTAAAAACCAAAAGGTCTTCATGATTAATTGAAGGCTCAGCTATACGAGATTGCAATGGATGAAAATCAGACATGCGGTGGTCTCACTTGTTCACCTGAAACATTGATATCACCAAAAATAAAACGATTTACGACATATATTGCTTTAGGATTACCTGCAGTCAAATCCAATTCATAAATTCCCTGAGTGAATCCCAATTCTGTTGTCTTGTTTGCTGACAGATGGAGCTTTACGCTTTTATCAGTAAAGATGATTTGCTTAGCTTTACTGGTCATCGTAAATATAGGCTCCCCTGACGTTTTATCCCAGGAAGAATAAACCCGTAATTCTGCAGAATCGTATAAAGCAAGAAAATTGATGAATCGATAATCAAATCCATAAAATTCAAGATTCTCTTTATAGCTCCTTTTGTGATCTGCTACAGAATCGTGAATAGCCGGATCATAGACGTAATCTTTATATTGAGAAACAAACTCAATATTGAATGAGCATCCCTTCCAGATATTTAACGTAAGCTCGGCAGGTATCATGTCCAGCCATCCCTTTCAAAACGAGTATTTCGATCGTTGATTTGATTCTGTAATCCAAACTGCTCAATCTTCTGACAAGCCATTTCATACTGATTCAGATACGACATGCTCTTCGTTGCTCCATTTGAAGACTCTCCCTCGTAGGTCACAAGAATACGAGAAGCAGTAAAAGCAATTAATGCATCAATGATTGTATCAGAAATTTCAAGTTCATAAGTAGCTGGGTCAAAGTCTTCACAGATAGCAATCTTTTCAGGAAATGCTTGGTAAACAACAACGAGTACCCGGGGAGCAGTGATTGGATAAATATGCAGAATATCTTCTGCTATGGAAATGATTCTTAATTGAGCTCGATTGTCATTCAAAGGTAAAATAGCATCAGTCGTGAGAGAAGTGATTACATCAGAACTTGCTGGGAAGAGATAGCTATCCATCTCTGTTCGGACTTGCATAACCTTTATCACCCGAAGCTCTTCCAAGCATTCTTCGACTTCTTCGATATAGGTAGTCTCATCCATATTTTCTACATTGGCAACTCGATCATCACGTAAAAAATACCGGGAAACTCCCGGCAAGATGTGCAATCGTAATTCTTCCTGACGAAGGTTAAATCGTTTGTAAAGTTCCGTCAGTCCAAGGTTCAAACTACCAATGACTTTTACATATTCACTTTCAGCAAGGGACCCGTTTGGAGCCCTGTTAAGTTTGGTATTGAGGAATTCGCTATTAGCCAATAAATCAAAAATATCGCCCAACATTACCATAGGTGTTCTCCTTGGAGCTTACTCGTAAATGTAATTATACCAGATAGGAATCCATTGCAGTATGATCTGTTTCTTGTTCAAAATCATCAAAAATCCACTCACCATCAATTTTGCCTTCTCTGACTTCCAATTCTTCTGCAGGAAGCCAAGTCTTTAAAGACGATAGTTGAGAGATTGTATCACAGAAATCATCATGCCGTGATTTGAATCCTTCGACAGATACCAGACGCAGCTCATTCATGCATTCTTTCATTATCATAGTATCTTTTAGCTCTTTTGGGAAGAACATCAAATTCGCTTTGAACCAAGGAACCACAATGTTAAATCTTGCCAGCTTGTTCGTATTGGGTCGAATGCCGGGACGAGTCGAGTTAGGATCAGTAGCAAAGTTGAAATAAATATTGCGACTGAGCATCTCATTTTGGATCCAGGAAATGAATCCTCCCTGTTGCCCAGAAATCTCAATGCCCACCTCTTGCGGAGTGTACCTTTGACAGAAGCGGAAAAGATCGTTGATATTTTTATCCATTGTTTGTCGTTTACATACGCCATCAACCCAGAACCAATATCCTTTATTGCTCAATGCCCAGACAGAGATTACTGAGAAATCTGCCGATTCTTTCTCGCTCGTAGCAAAGTCAGTCGTAATGTAAAAATTGAATCGATGCTTATTGAGCAGCAATTCCGATCGGGAATACCAGTTGATATTCTCATCACCGATCAGCCTCTCCTCATCACTCATGATCTTGAGCATCAGCTCCTGATTAAACGAACTGATCTCGCCACTTATCAGCAGCATGTCATACTCACGCTTTACAAAGTCATAACTGAAACGGTCTTCCCAAGCTCCTTTGAATTCTTCCCTTGTACAAGGAAATTCTTCACAGATCGGATAAACCCTTGTTGACCATCCAGGACTACATGCAGCCGAGTATAACGGGTCCCTCTGATTAAACGGGGTCCCAGTCCAAATGATCTTTCTCTTCCTCGGATGCATTGCTTGTCTGGCAGCCTTGTAAATAATATTTTTAATATCCTTGATGATCGTAACAGAACCTGAATTCTTATCACTCAGCAAGTCATCCAGACCACAATTGTGACTCAAACCAAACGCAGTTAAATAGGTATGATCAGGAGTATGGATCGGAATGAATACCCGATTCTCAGCGATCTGCTTAGAAGCCAACTGCCTCCAGATAAATCCATCAGAAATATGGATATGCTCATTCTCCTGATCATCCATATCAACCCCGAGGATGCTTCGCATTCCTTCAAGTACGGTCAATCTCCATATTGGAAATCGAGTAGTCTTAGTTCTTTTTTTATAAGGAGCTTTTTCAATTCGATATGGGAGATTTAATCGTTCACAAATCTCCCCGATCTGCATCGCCAGAGGGAGCCCGATAGTATGACATTGAAAATATTTCCCATTGATCCCAGAATCGGCTGTTACAGACGTTCCAACTTGCGAGGAAGCCAATCCTATCAAAAAATCTTTTTGATGCTCTAGGGGGGCTGTGACGAACTCCTGGGGCATGTATCTGTCGTCTTCTTTGAATGGCACAGAGGCAAGCAGTCTACATAATGGCCGACTTCCTAATCCATAATGCTTTACAGAACCATAAGAATAAGGAGCAATTCTGGTCTTGGTCTTATTGAGCAGATCCTCCACCTGAGTCCTTACGATATCATCCCCATCATTATAAACTTTGAAAAACAGCTTAGTAACGACATCGAGGTATCCCCGGTTAAACCAGAGCCCCATAGTCTGCCAAAAAGGTACCATCAGATCAGTCATGGCTTCATATTTAGCCATCGGCTCAACCGGCACCTCTTCCATATCAATCGGGCTACCAATAAAATGATTCTCAGTAAGGCTCTTGGCTTTTACCCATCCAGGAGCAGTCTGTTTAGTCTTAGCCCAGTACATATGCTCAGGGGTTACAACCTCTGAATTAGGCAATCCATGCAAACGAATCTCCCTGCCGTCCTCACAACGATCAGGACTCCTATCAGGATAATCCTCAACCAGCATCATCCCCTGCTCGGTGAAAATCGCAGTTCCTTTCTCATGACACCAAGTTGGCCGTTGACCGTATTCTTTGAATCCCCGAACTCCTGAAGAAGCCCCAAAACCACGAACACAAAATTTCTTCCCATCGATATTAATGAACTCCCAACGAGTCTCAGTAAATTTGGTCTTGGGAATATACGTCTGCAAGAATTCGCTATTCTGCCAGCGAAATTCCAATTGCTTTCGCATACTGCTGACACCGTTATCGATCGTATCGCTGACATACATAGCGACATTCACCTCCCCGAAATCAAAAAATGTTCCATATACGCCTATGTACAGGAACATATACTCGTGCAAAACAGAGGTCTTAGCTGAACCACGAAACGAAACATAAAGGTTATCACTAGCAGAATTAGCTGCATCAATCATATCCATATGGATGATCGGAGAAGCATTCTCTTCACCTGCTGGACCATTAACTAATTTGATAAAAGTGATAAATTCAAGAGCTGCAGTAGACGGGATATATGCTTCATCAAAGAAGCTGTAATTGACTTCATTAAGCAGATCATCCAGAGAGATATTGTCCTCATTACTCTTCCCGGAAGTCAATTTCAAAGCATTGTGTAATTGGCTAGTCTCCTGGGACAATTTGAGCCTCCTCAATCAAAACACTCGTTGCAATGCCTTGCGTAGAAGCAGTCCCTTTTTCGATCATCTTTTGTTGCTGCCTTGCTAAAGCAAGTGTAGTCTCCCGGAGAGCTTTGATAGAGTCATCCTCTTTCATAGCAACATCGAGCTCAATCTTTTGCGTCTCTGGTGGTTTCAAATGCTGCAGTACCACAGCAGCTGCATCACAACGAACCTTCTCACTCTTAGCCTCTTTCATCAATCTCGCGTCAACATTCAAAGCGTCTTGAAACATCGCAGCATTCATCAGATGAACCGGGACCACCATTTGCTCAAGAAGCAATGTCACGATCTTCGTTGAATGGAAACTTGAAGCATAAGCTTTCACATGACCATCAGGAGTATTGGCAGCAATAATCCGCCGATGCTTACCGGGAAACGTCTTCAAAAAAGCTTGCTTCTTGGTATCACCTAAAGCCAATAAACTAACGTATTTCACCGCACAGATGTAATGATCTAATCTGAATTTTCCTCCCTTTAAAACAGAAGTAAAACTCATCAGATTTTCCCTGAATTGATCCAAAGCAATCGGATCAGTAATCGTCCCATTGATCTGCTTCAGTAGCTCAGGGGTTATCCCCTTATGCAATCTCGGAGGCATAACATCCTTGAGCATTTCAACAGAAAGCTCATTGTGATCAATGAACTTCTTGCCCTTTTTTCCCACCAGTTTATTCAATGGGATCTTATTCTTCGGGACAGCCATTGGAGCAATATTCTTAGCCATCAGTTTAATCCTTTCGCATTAGCCAACCACTCAGGCATTGTGCAATCGTAAGTAACTCCAACCTCAAAATCATGCTTCTCAGCAATCATCGACTTGGGCAACCAGATCCCATCAACATTATCCTGATCTCCATCAACTTTTGCCAAAATAGCCATAGGCGTTTCATGCAAAACCAAGAGCTCAAGCATCACAGCCATATCCTCTTTTACTCTTCCCATTTTAAACTCCTCGGAGAACTTTCCAATCATCAGCAAACAGATCCTCAGTAGAAGGCTTCCAATCCTTTTCTACACAAACATCATTTTCATATTTATCAATTTTATGCCGAGGATCATCCCCATCAGCAAAACAGCGATAAACCAAATAAACAGATCGATCCTTGTTCCAGCAAGTTCTCGCTATCTTTGCCCCATCCATTGTTTTGACAATTCCTCTGCATAGATTCATTTTGCTACCTCGCTCTATTGCATAAAAGTTTTAACAATGTTTTTAAACAGATGATCTTTGCGTTGCTGATCCAAAGGCAAATCCTTAAAAGGAACGATACAAGGATGAGTCTTTTTCAGCTCATCTTTTTCTTCCCCAAAGACCCAACCTGTTTCAATCTTTTCCTTCATCCAGGAATCATGCGAAGCCGAAGCAGGAGCATCAGGATTCTGAAGATGAAAGCCAACACCATTGATTGCACTGATCCTCTGCCAACCCTCAGCTTCTTCCCAATCCTTTTGACTGTAATCCCCAATCGTTTCACAAAAAGCCTTATTCGCTTGATGTGTGACTTTAGCAACTTGCTCGATAGTAATTCCAGTAGCCAGCTTTTTCATTGATTCTCCTTATATTAGAATACATTATATATTAATACTTACCCTAATACACTCTTTTACATTTGTCAAATATTAATAAAATAAATATATTTTTGTATAAGGCTATTAAACTATTTGCTACCGTCGGAATGTTTATCAGGATACTCGTTAGCTAACAAGTTAGCTAACTCCTATCCTTCCAACATTCCTAGTCTACGCAAATAGTTAAAACCAAGGTCAAGAGCAAAGTCAAAACCAAAGGTTATTTACTCTATTAATATAATATTAATATAATAATAATAAGGCTATAAACCGAAAGGATATTTATTTATCTATGAATGAGGAATAGTGAGTTTACTCACTATGACGATTGATTAGATAAATAAATATTATTGAGGTTATATAAGAGAAGAGATAATAAGATAAATACTTAATATATATAATAT